TTGTGGTAAACAATCTACCTGCTTGTGAAAGAATTGATGTGAGATCAGCAGTTTCTTTTTCTGTGAATGTTGCTGAACCAGATGCATCGGTGAATGATGCATCACGAAACCAAACATCCTTTGTTGTACTTAGATGACCGATATCAATATTGAATGATGCTTTCATATTCTCAATATTTTTACCAACATATGATGTATGAAATACCACACCAAGTTGTGCGGCTTGCATCATCTTAGCCAGTTTAGTATTTGCTGGTACTGCATACACGATTGTATTCGGTTGAAATATTAAATATTCTTCACCATCAATTGTTTCGTGTTTTAAATCATCTTTGGTGAACATCATATCACCTTGCAGAATACCTTTGATACCTAACTTTGGTAGATATGCAAGTGCAATCTTCAGTTTATCATTCAGACCTTCTGATGGATGATTCTCATCAATGTCTGCATCAGTATAATTTAGTTTGGCATTCTTGTTGAACACAGATTTTGTACCAACAAAGAACTTACCGTTTTCTGGATTAATTCCACAAAATATTGCAGGTGCACCATCCCATTTTGTTGTCACGTTTACTTTGACATCGGAATGACCTGCTAACATATTGCGGAGTGAACGCAGAAAGTTAATTGCTTCTCTTGCACCCGAAACACCATTATTCAATACATTATCTTCAAGATGTTCTAAGTGAACGTTCTTGCCTTCTTTTGCTTCTGCTATATATTCTGAGAATTTCATTTTAGTATATCTTTAGAAATGGACCGTTTTTACCACCAAATTCTTTTTTAGCACCATAATATAATGTTTTCAACCATTCTTCCATCATACCTTTCTCTTCAATTAAAACCCAAGTATAAGCCCATCTTAATCCAATTAATTTTGAAGAAAACCTTCCAGCAGAACTCCTTGTTTTATCCTCAGACAATACGGCATTACGAATAACTTCAGTTGCACCTTTGGATGTAGAATTTTTCATTTTAACTTCAAGTTTACCTAAATCAATAGGTTTACCTGCTACTTTATACTCACTTAATTTTTCAATATACTTAATCCAATATTTGATATTTTCTTCTTTCCATTGTCCTGGTGCATCAATATTTGGATCTTTAGAAGCCGATGCAGGTCTTGGTAAATTTACTTTACGTAAAAACGCATCAAGTGCTTCAGAGGATACTTTGCCTAATTTTGCACCACCAGAACGACCTTTAGGTGTTAAATCCGTTTGTACTAAATTTCTTGCCACTGAATATTGGAAGTTGCGAGCTTGTCCGTGGATTTCTTCATCACCAACAATAAAGTCAAATGCAAATTCGCCTGTATCAAATTCATAATCATTCTTGTGTCCAAAATCCAATAAACATTTTACTGAACCCGGTACCACTTTAATATCTAAATGTTTGTTTTTACCTCCAGCATTTGCAGTTTCTGCTTTTGCAGTTGGTGTAGATTTTTTAATTGCTTTTAATGATACTGGTATCATATCTAAATTCGCCATGCAAACTCGCATATAATCATTGAGTGCTAAAAGGTTTGCATCTTTATCAGTACCTGTCGTTAAGGTTTCTATTTTATTTTCAATTTCTCTTTTTTTAGTTTTTTTGACCATGTAAATATCAGCAGGATCCCACCTATCTTTAACTGATACTCCACATTTTTTTTTAGCTACATCTTCAATAAAAGGCATAAAACCCTCATCTCTGGAATATTCGTATCCTTTATTATTACCAATATACTTTTTCAATGCTTCTGCTTGTTTTGCATAAGATTCCATCCACTCATTGGTGACGTTTGGATAAACTTTTTTTACAGCAGCAGATAAGGTTCCAAAATCTCTTACATTCTTTTCAATGTAAAGTTCAAAATATACTTTTGACCCATTTTCCTGCTTTGCTGTTTCTATCGCATTACCTGACATTTAATACTCCAAGGTTTATTGGTGTATTTATATTATCACCGTTACCTGATAATGTCAAGTTCTTTGTCACTTGTCCAGACTTCTATTTCTTGACGTAAACGACCTTCCGACTTCAGTGTATCATATCTGGTACTGGCCTTCTTCTTCCACCAGTCTATGATCGTCTCCAGATGAAACTTATCGTAGTTCTCTTTGTCTGGAATCAACTTGTCTGTCTTGCCCATGACCACATCTGTAAAGTTACTATAACCATAATTCGAGGCATAGTATCGTTTCTTTTCTGTCAATGACAAGGCATTCTCCACAGTCTGTGCAAACTTCTCACCTTCTGGTGAACCTTTCAATGCCACTTTAGTCATTGAAATGATTGCGTTTGAGACTTTCAGTTTACGTGATGATGCATCAGCAGGTACGAATTCACCAATCGCATTCTCAACATAGTTCTTTAAATCATCATAAGGTTTACCGTGCATCATTGGTAAGAAATTGCTGTCAGTCAAACCTTTGAATCTTAAATATGGTTTCATGCCATCATATTGTGATGATGACTTTGAACTGCCATAAAGACTTGTCGTTTCAAATAAACAGGTATTCATGTCATACTTTGCATCTAACTTTTCTTTGACCCAATGTGAACAACAGATTGCAGCAAGTAGTTTACCACCAAGGTAATTAAAACCAAAGGGTTGTGAAGGTACAATCACAAAACCCATAATCGAAGTGTGATTAAATGACTTTGCAGATTCGGGTGTTTGAGAAAATACACCACCCAACATTTCATTTCGTGGTTTCATGTTAATAACAGGAGAACCCAAACGAATGAAACCAACCCACTTCTTCGTATTCTTTTCTTGTACTGCCAAACGAAAACATCTACCAGGAATACTAGTCATATTTGAATGTGAAGAAATCATGTTCAAATAAATGTCCCAATTATTTTGTGGTAGTTCTACAAGTTCAAACTCCATATCTTGTGGGTGTATATCAAAGTCTGAAAATAAATCTTCTTCTGGTCCCATACCAAACAAAGTAGGAGGTCTTTCAGATAAAGAATTTAGTTTTTGATCACGAATATAATCATCAATTCTCTGAAATTTATCAAAGTATTTTGAATAGATGTTAGCACAATATACTGCTTGATCTCTAGTTAGATTCATAATTTTTAAACGTAATGTAAGTAACCACCGACAATATACTTTGGTACATCTACTGGTTTGAATGCCACATGTGGGTGTGTCCACAATGGTGGAAACATTAGCAAGCGACCTGTTCTAGGTTGTACTTTAACTTTAACCGGTTGATTCCTGTTGAGTTGAAATGCAGTTTCACCACCTTCTTCTACATCATTCAAATACCAAAAATACACCAGAAATCTACGTGCTGAAGCATAGTTCTGTACGTCCACATGAAATTTAAACTCATCTTGGTCGTTTGGAAGATATCGTTTCATCCTTAATTGTTCAAATCCAAAGTTTTCTGGCCATGCCATCAAATCAACACCGACATCCTTCTTATACACATCCATATAGGTTTGCATCGTGCTTACTAGATAGTCTATTTCAGATTTCCAACTTACAATGTTCTCATTCAAATTTAATTCGGTGAATGAACGATGCCCTTCTAAAAAGGTTTCTCTGTGTTGTTTTGGATGATTCTCAAACTTCTTTATAACAGAATCACAAAATGTCTTAGGCAAAACATTATCATAATATTTCACGTAACTCATACTTTAAATCCTCCAAACTTATTTTTCATACCACTAAGTCTTTCACGATCACCAAACGAATTCAATGGTTTATCATCAACTTGACCAGCATCAACCAAATCTTCTTGTGCTGACTGTTCAACATCATACAGTTTCATCTTTGATCTGTCAATACCCACCATGAATCGTTTGAATGTATTCGGGTCATTATATCGGTTCTTTAATTGTTTGACCATAATTTGATTCAATTGTTGCAACTCTTCGGTACTTATCAAAGCGAACATAAAGTCAGCAGTTGCAGGTAGGCCAAAGGATTCACTAGTATCCTCAAGACCTGGATCACTGGAGGTGAAGCCGGAACGTGTTGTCTGTGTGGCAGATACTATGGGTACCGAAAACTCAACCGCAAGACCCCTGAGTTCTTCCGCAATAGCCTTAATATAAGAATAACTATTGACATTCGCACCAGCCTTGATTCTAGCACTTGCACAAATGTTAAGATAATCAATAAAAATGATATCAGGTTTGAAACTCTTTTTTAGTTGCAATTCATTTAACAAAGAACGGAAGTGCAGTGCAGATGCCGCAGCAGTTGGATATTCTTTGATGATTAACTTGCCTTGTGTCTTTACTTTCAATGCAGAAAATTTACGGTCGTAATCTTGTTTGCTGATAGAATTCAAGTCTGCAATATCAATGTTCAATAAATTGGCATCGATACGTTCAGCGATTCGTTCTTCAGCCATTTCCATCGTGATGTACAATACGTTTAGACCTTGTGACAAACACGAACCAGCAACGTGACACATAAACAACGACTTACCAACGCCTGTGCCTGCCAAAGCAATGTTCAACGTTTTCTGTGGCAAACCGCCTTTGGTAATCTTATTGAATATGTCTAGGTCAAATGGAATCTTTGTTTCATGTTTATGATAAAAGTCAAACCGATTATCGGCATCTTCAACATAATCATGACCAACGGATGAGTCAAATGATACACCAAGTGCATCACTCAATAACTTTGGTATAGAACCTTTACTATCATTTTCGGATTTGTTATCAAGAATTTGTACAGACTTCATGATAGCATTATAGATGGCTTTATCTTGACAGAACTTTTCAGTGTTGTCAATTAACCATGCGTTATCCGATTTCTCTTCTCTCTCTGCATTAATTTCACGAAGCATTTCAATCGAATCACGAACTTGTTGTTCGGTCAGTTTTTTAGATTCAGTAAAATTAATTACCAGAGATTCATAGGTTGGAAGATTCTTGTAGTGATTAATATACTCATTGACTTCTTCAAAAAGTATTTTTTCGGTATTGTCGGTAAAGTATTCCGATTTTATGAAAGGTAAAATCTTACGAGCATAGTCCTCATTAAATATCAAATTCTTTAATATCGTCGTCTCTAGTCGTTTCATTGGTTTGTTTCATTAAAATTTCTGTTAAGATGTCACCTATCATTGTATGAAATTCCTGATCAATTGTCAAGTCATGAACGCTGAAAGTGGGCGTATGTTCAATGGTATAATCAAAGTAGAGTCTGGCAAACTCACCTTCTTCTATTACCTTTGCTTTACCATAGTGATACAGAACACCGGCATACTTTCCTTTTAGTATGCCGATGCCTGTTATTTGTTCATCATCAGATGGTATAAACTGATAATCAATATCTACTTCATACTTCGGAGACATCTTCTTCTTCCAAAACTGTATCTTGTCCAAGAATGCTACTATACGTGATCTCATATCTCTTCCTTACATATTCTTTAAATTTCTCATTAGCAAGAATATCATTCCAAAATTCAGCATTCTGTGTATCATCTAATCTTTTCTTGTCACCAATCTCACCTGTATCTTGGTTAACCTTTGCATACCAACCATTGGATGGTTTTTGTACAAAGTTACCTTCAAGTGCAATATCAAGTAGACCAGAATACTTATTGATGCCACCATCAAATGAAACTGTTACAGGTATCTTAGACTTCTCACGAACAAAACGTGATTTCTCAACGTTGATGATGAAGTTATATCCTGTGATTTCGGTGCCGGTTTTTTCTTGCTGACGACCAAGAATCCAAATTGTATCTGCTGAGTAGTAAGAACCTGTACCACCACCAACGATGTCTTTAGGATACAAACCAATCTCTTTGTATGTGTGATTTACCACAATCATTGGAATATCTTTGATAGTCAAGTGTGGTGTGACCATACGGAACAACGACTTCATTTGTTTTGCACGACTCATATCTGCTACAGTCTTACCTTCTGTTGCATCATCAACTTCTTTCTTTGATGCTAGATTACCAATTGAATCAAGAATAATAATAACTTTATTACCTTTTTCAATCTGTTGTAACTGCACCATGATATCATGTTTCAATTGTTCAACGTCAGTGATCGGTGTGTGTAGAACACGGTCAGTGTCAATGTTAAATGTTTCAAAGTATTTCTGTGGTGTGCCAAACTCAGAATCATAAAATAGAACTACCGCATCTGGATACTTCTTCATGTAAGCAGATGCCATCAACAAAGCAAATGCCGTTTTAAAGTGTTTTGATGGACCTGCAAACATAGTCAGACCTGGTGTCAGACCACCATCTAGATTGCCTGATAGTGCCACGTTTACAATAGGCACATCAGTTTGAATCATATCTTTCTCAGTAAAGAATTGAGACTTCGCAAGTATGGAAGTCTCTTTAATCGTTGAACTCTTTTTCAACTTATCAAGAACGCTCATTCATATCTCCATTCATATCAGCAATTTTATCTTTCGGTATTACTTCATGTTTATCATCTACAAAGAAGGATTCTAAACTAGGACCATCCTTCTTGTCAATCTTTTTCTTCTTCACTACCTTTTT